ACACGTTCTTAGCCTGTTGAGCGTTAATAGCCACGTTAATAATATCAATAGCATCTCCTGCAGGCTTACCAAAGTATCTAGCAGGATCTTTTAGGCATAGTAGTTTATAGACTATGTATGCACAGGCTACGGTTGATGTGAAATCTTTTCCAGATCCCTTGCCAAGTTGCAGGATTACTTCATTCTTTGTGTACTTCTTATAATAACGATGACCTTCTTCTGGTCCCAAAATATCTACAAGATCTTCTTCTCTGTAGATTTGGCTCATTGCTTCAACAATGTCATACTGAATATTAGATAGCGGTGGTTGGTTTAGGTATGCTTCACCCTCAACAAATGTCTTTGCATCTACAGGCATTTCTTCAAAGTTGTTATTTTTTAGTGCTTCAAAAAAATCATTGAACATCGTGGACAACTGTAATCACTTCCCCATCTTTTGCAACAGAAGAAAGTCTGTGCATGATTAAGTCACGAATTTCTGGGTGAGTAGATGCAATGTCTCTAAGAATTGCAACAAGAGTTTCTTGTCGTCTTTCAATATCAACCATCTCTTCTGCAAGTTCTTTATTCTCAAGAAGTCCTGCTTTTTGAAGCATGTCAATTCTTGCCTTTTCAATATCAACAACAAGTTTAATTGCTTGAGTTTTTGCACTAAGATTATTAGTCATAGAGGCTTCATCAATAACTTCGTAAGATTTTGTAATAAGTTTGCTATAGTGTGCATCCATTGCAGCAAGTGCTTCTTTAGCACGAGCACGTATAGCATCATTAGCAGAAGCCATGACCTTCCACTCATTAATAAGTTCTACAACACGAACTCTTGGAATTGCAAGTTCTTTAGAAATTCTTGTTGGGTCAGTTCCTTTTAGGTACTCAGCAACAACTTGGTTTACCTGATCAAGGTGTTTAACTAGATCTTCTTCAGTTGACATACTTTCCCTCTAGTCTATTAATTTCATCCTTAATATAAAAGATTGCTTTTTCAAGATCTTGGATGGTCTTAGACTCATCCTTAAGTCCTGCTCTCCAAAGATACTTAAAGGCATTACCAACATTAAAGTTACGATGACGAGTAATCTGAATACACTCAACTCCAGAAGGATCTGTTGTATAGTGAACTGGATGATTAACTTGATCAACCGTAATGTTTAAATTATCACTCATCATCTTCCTCCCAATCAAATGCTTCTGGCATACCTCTTAAAGTAAAGACTGCATAAGTTAATCCAACAGTGCAAACCACTGTAATAAATGTTACAAACCTATAAAACTTATTCATCTCTTTGACTTCCTTAATCCAAATTTAGCAAGGTAAACATAGATAGTCTCTACGCTTGCTCCGCACTCTTTTGCAATGTCTTGTGGTGACTTTTTATCCATAAGGAATCTCTTACGAAGCCAAGTCTCACTAGTATATAGTTTAGCAGCCATGGTGTTATTTGTCAACTCCAATTGCTTTACCCCAATTATTAATAGCCCAATGACCAATACCGCAAGCATCTGCCACATCATTATCAGTAATAGTCTTATCGTATATTGTATTTATAAACTTAATAGTTCTTTCTTTGCGAAGGTTACGCTCATATGTCTTATACCAAGAAACGGACTTTCCAGGATGCTGTGCACGAATATAAAGTTGTTCATCCTTAGAAATTTTTTTGTTACCAATATAGTTTTGCCATGTAATTGGAGAAACCTTTCCAAATGTATTGATACCAGAAAGTCCTGCTGCACCAAGCAAAGCACCTTGAACAAGTGCAAGATCAGCAGCAGTCTTAGGACTGTTCATAAAAACAGTATGTTCAATTACAATAGCATCAACCATATTAAACTGAGCAAACAATCCCTTACTCTTTTTACAAGCATCTGCTACTTTTTCATATATGTCTACACCAGTAAAATTAATCTTTCCAATAGTTCCAAGATTTTTAAATGAATAAAAAGCAAATGCAAGACTATTAGTGCTAGCATCTATAGCACAAATATTATTTGGTTGCACTGGCCCACCCCACTTAGTCTTGTTCATAATCAATAAATCCTTTTAATTCTTTTAACATTTTATCAACTGACTTCTTGCTTATGTTGCAATTAGAACAAAAGCCTGAGTCGTTGTAGATTGAAAGATCAACTCCACAACCACCCAAGCATTTTCTAACCTTGCCTATTCTTTTTTGTCTACGAGTTACTTGATAACGTTCTGCTATCTTTTCTTTTGTAGCGTCGTCTCTACAAGACTCACTGCAGTAAATCTGGTAAGAAACCTTTGGTGTGAAATATGTGTCACATCTACTGCAAAGTTTCACTCAGTTCCTCTAGAGAAGCAATTTTAATTGTTCCTTCTCCTGCCTCAATACATGCTGCTTTTACTGGGCATGTTTTACAAATCTTTGAGTTGCCACGGTAGTTCTTGGTTGGGAGTGTTTGATCTTCCCAAGCCTTACGGACTTCACGCATCCAATTAAATGCATAGTCAATCCATTCACGATAACCATCATTAACTTCTACTGGAATTATCATAAGGTCATGGTTGTTTTTGTTCTCATAAACAAGTGCACCCTTTGACTTTCCAAGAATCTTCATATAAATAAGCAATTGAATAAGGTGTGCGCCCTTTGGCTTATTTGTTTTCTTGCGGTATTCAAATGCTTCGCTCATCATTGTTTTAATTTCACCAACGATTTCTTCACCCTCCCAATTAAACATTACGTCTCCGTAACCAAAAATTGGTGGATCATTTGCAATTACCTTAAACTCTGTTGTCTTTTCACCCTTATCATTAACATATGGAACTGCAACTCCAGAGGCAAGCATTGCTCCCTGGATTCTTTCGTGTCCCATGGTTCCAGCACTCATATTAGCAACGCCATACGCATCTGTGTAGTCATCAAACACATTACCATTAAATGCTAAGTACCAATAGCGTGGGCACTGCCCATGCTGATATGCAATTGTTGATGGAGCAAATGTTTTCTTTGTAGTCATCTTTGGACCACGGCTAACAGTATATCCAGAAGTAATCTTTGCAATCATATCTTCAGCATTAAAAATAATATTTTGCTTTGTGATTGCATCTCTTTTTTCTGTTTCTTTTAACATAACCTGCTTTAGTAAACTTTTTGTCATTTTTTATATTCCCCTTGTTTCTATAAGTATAGCATGTTAGCGCATGATGTACTTGAGTGCTGAGACCAAGTTATTAATAGATTCCGCTGCTGTGTAGTAGATGTTCTTCTTTGCACGATCATTCTTGTCTACATTGGCCATCCACGTAGCCTTAAAAGCCATCTTTGCTGCGATTGCCTGCAGCCTTACAATTTCAATGCTTGCTACCTGAGTAGGAATATCTGGTTTAATAATAACCTTAGCAATAAATGTTAAAGCAGCAGTTAGTTCCTCATCCTGCATATAGTCTGCAATTTCTGTTAAACCATTTACCATCTCTAGTGTTGTCTTTGCTGGTTCAATCTGTTCACTCATTTTCTTCCCCCTCTGTTAACTGTTCTAGTAAATCTACTTCTATTACTGCAAGGCGAACCTTTGCATTACCCTCGCCCAAAACTATAAAAATTGCTGGGTCGTTATGATTCTTTATTGCGTCAGTGACAGCCTTAGCCCAAATATCTTTGTTGATAGTAATACCCTTTGGATATTCTTTAAAATCAACAGTAAAATTTCTCCAGGTTGCATCACCTTTGTGTATGCCACGTCCAGAATTCTTGTGCTGTTTAGCCCCAAGTTTTTTTGACTCACTTCTTTCGCTCATAGTCCTTCTTTGTTACAATTAGTGGAACCCTGGATATGTGTTTTTTTGTACACATCCAGGTAAGGTCTGCGGAATCAGACCAAAGGCGAAGAGATTTAACTTCTTCCCTGCATACTTGACAGTGAAATTCACCGCTAAATACTCTAAACTTTTCGTTAGCCATTCAGCAACTTACTCTTAAAAGATTCTTGTAAATCAAGATCTTCTTTAACACGATTAATAAAACCTTCACGACCTTGAACCTTTGTTCCATCTTCAAGTTTATACCAAGCACCTGTACGCTCTACAAGCCCCGCCAGTTCAGCAGTGTCAACAAGATCACCAATACCATCAATGCCAACGTTGTCACCTCTAAAATAAAAGTCATATTCACCACTTTGGAAACCAGCAGATGTTTTAGAGAATTGTAGTTCCCACTTAACCTTGCGACCAATTTTTTCTTCAATTAGTTTATCTCCTACTTGAATCTTGCCTTTAATCGCTTGATTGTCAGATTCGGAAGAAAAAAGTTTAATAACAGTTGAGGAATAGAACTTAGTAGCCTGACCACCAGAAGGCTGCTGGCTAGTATACATAGCACTGATATTGTTACGAGACTGAGAAATAAGAACAAGCAGAGTTGGCTTAACTTTATTGTTTGCATAATTAAGCATTTTCCACGCATTACTAAAGTCTCTAGACTCAGCACCGATTTGTTTGGTGTTTTCAAGTTGTTTGAGTTCATCCGTATCCTTTTCAAAATAAATAGCAGGTAGTAGAGATGTAATACTATCTATAACAATTATATCAACGCCAGCATTCATTAAGTTTGTGCCTACGTCTACCATCTCATTAATGGTTCTTGCTTGTGAGTAAATAAGTTTTGTTGAGTCTACCCCAAGTTTCTTGGCCCACTCTGAATCATATGACATTTCTGCATCAATCCATGCACAGACCTTTCCTTCCTTCTGTGCTATACCTATCATCTGAAGGCATAGAGAGGACTTTGCAGAGGATTTGGAACCCCAGATAAGTACCTGACGACCATAGGGCAAACCACCCTTTAGGGCTTTGTTAATGCCAAAACTAGGGGTGGCTGCATAATCAACCTTTTGGTCTGTAGCATCTCCAAGACGCTTACGAATACGTGGATCTAACTGTGCTAATACTTCTTCCATTGTTACTGACATTAAAATCGTACCCCGTGTTTTTCTGGTCTAGTCTTGTTAAAGTCTGACTTCTTGTTCAGAATATAATCAAGTGACTCTCTAGTATACCCTGCCTCAACCATTCCTGCATAAAGATCTAGTGTACGAATAATAATATCTGCAAACTCTTTAGCAATTTCTTCTTCACCTTTATCTTTACGTACTGCTTCCATTACTTCAACAACCTCAGATACAATCATCATCAGTTGCTTGGCAACAAAAATGTCATCAACATCTTCTGGCCAAAAACCTTTTTCAACTGCTACCTTGTGCAAATCAATTGCTAACTGATCAAACATTTACTACATCCTCCAATATAACTGTTCCATCTTTAGTCTTACCCAAAGAAACCTTATAGACATTTCCTTCTTCAATAGTCATGTAAGCCTTGGAAAATGCTGTAGGAAACACAAGCACTGAGTGAAGTTCTCTGCCAGCATCTGCTACTACAAGGTTTGCCATCTTCTTTCCAGCCTTTGTCATTCTTGGCTTAAAGGAAACTACAAACTGCTCTTCACCCTTATATGGCAACTGCTTATAATTTAAAAACTTTACTAAAGCATCTTTTGATTCTTTAATGCTATCTGCAGGAATTGCATTTACAATTCTGTTATCGCTAACAAGAATCAAATAAGTTTTACCAGTTTCAATTGTTGTGTTCTCATCATCAAAGATTCCGACACTACCAGTCTTATCAAGAAATTCAACTCTTGACCAACCCTTACCACGCTTAACTGACTTAATCATTCCAAGCATAACAAATGATCCAGTCTCTTCATAGTCTTCTGATTCTTGAATATATGCATAGTAGTGTTGAGGTACTTGCATATTAAACTCAGGAAGGTTTAAATACTCGTAGAGGTTTTCTTTAATCTCTTGATCATTACGTGGGCTGTCTTCAAATGTTGCTGCACCAATGATTCGTAATGCTTGAAGAGCACGAGAGTTAACTCCGTTTCCTTTAGTAAAAGTAAACTCCTCAAGTTCAGCGTATGACTTAAAAGGTCTGGCAGCCATGTATCGCTCAGCAATTTTATCTGAGATAAATTTAATACCTGATAAACCAAAGCGTATACCTTTACCTTCAATCTTAAAATCAATATCTGACTCGTTAATGTGAGGTAACTTAACGTTAATTCCCATTCTTTTTGCTTCAATAAGGTACTCAGTACGTGCATCTTTATCCTTCTCATTTTTTAATAGTGAATACATAAACTCTAGGGGATAGTGGTACTTTAACCATGCTGTCCAGTATGAGAGTGTTGAATATGCTACTGCATGGGACTTATTGAATGAGTACCCTGCGTGAGCCTCAAAGTCATGCCATAAGTCTAAGGCTTTGTTTGGCGAAATGTACGCAGATGCTCCAGCAACAAATCTATCCTTAAACTCATCAAACTCTTTGGCATCTTTTTTCTTTCCAATGATCTTTCTAACTTTATCTGCTTCCGACATGGACATACCGCCAAGGTGTACGCATGCTTGCATAACTTGTTCCTGGTAAAGAATACAGCCATAGGTTTCCTCCGTAAATGATTTAAGAATTTGGTGCTTGTAATCTGGATTTTGACGACCATGCTTAATAGCAATGTAATCTTTTCCAATTGTGTTCATTGCCCCAGGACGAACAAGAGCGTTTGATGCAGCAAGTTCTTCAAGATTCTTTACACGCATCTTAATAAGAAGGTTTGTGTATGGTGCTGCTTCACACTGAAACACACCCTTTGTATACCCATCTGAAAGCATTGTGTAAACATTAGCATCATCCATATTAATCTTTAATGGATCAATCTTTGTTCCTTCACGTTCTTTAATAATATCAATACAGTCTTTAAGTACCGTCAAAGTTTTTAGACCTAACGCATCAATCTTAATCAAACCAATGTTTTCGGCCTCTCCCATATCTACAGCAACAACAGGAATACGCTCATCTTGTCCAGCAACTGATCTTGTTTCCATTGGGGCATATCTAAATATTGGATCCTTAGATGTTACAACTCCAGCAGCGTGAATACCTGTGCCCTTAATACGTCCACGTAATTTTTCTCCGTAAACCTCAACCTCTGGATATTTCTCTCTAAACCATGCTGCTGACTTTGAGGTGCAATATTCATCCCAAGTATCAATTTGCTTGTTTACTTTGTTTGCATCTGCAAGCGGAATATTTAAAACACGAGATACATCCTTAACAATATTCTTATCTTTAAACTGCATGAATGTTGCAATAGAAGCAACATGGCGATACTGTCTAACTAGATAATCTTTTACTTCATCACGACGGTTGTCTTGGATGTCAGAGTCAATATCTGGAAAGTCATTACGTTCTGGGTTAATAAAACGGAAGAACAAAAGTCCATGCTTAATCGGATCAATGTCAGTAATACCAAGAGCATAACAAAGAAGTGATCCTGCTGCAGATCCACGACCTGGACCTACCATGATTTCTTCTTTCTTTGCCCAGTTAAGCATATTGCGAACAACTAGGAAATAAGGACCAAACTTTTTATCTTTAATAATTGTGAGTTCTTCATCAAGACGATCAAGGTACTCTTGAGAATCTACCTTGCGGTCTTTCAAACCTTGAAGGGCAAGATCTTTTAGTTCTTTGTCTGGATTTTTATATTGAACGGGAAGCAAATCAAGTCCAGACTTAATATCATACTCTTCAATCTTGTCTGCAATCTCTAAAGAACTTGTAAACATTTCTTCATCTGTGTGGTCCTGTTCTGCCATAGCAACCTTCATCTCTTCGTATGAGAGAAGATGAATGTCAAAGGTTCTAAATGACATTTGACGGTCTTCGCCATATAGGTAATCTAGGCGTTCCATCATGTTATCAATCTTCTTTGACTTATCAAATGTTGATTCTTTTAATACTTTACCGTGGGTATTTAGCAGGAGCATCATCTCCTGAATTTCTTTTTGACTTGTGTCAGCGTGGTGACAGTCAGGCGTTACAACAACCTTAACGTCAAATGCTTTTGCTAACGCAACAAGTTCATCATTAATATTCTTTGGATTATGCGGCATTAGTTCAATGTAGAAGTCATCTTTAAAACGGTTCTTAAACCACTGAACTTTTTCTTTTGCAAAAGCATACTCTTCATGCTCAATAGCCTTTGCAATCAATCCACCTTGACAAGCAGACAACGCAATAATTCCATCTCCATATTGATCTAATGCTTCAAAGTCAATACGTGGCTTGCGATAAAAACCATCTGTCCATGCAATTTCATTTAATTTGTTAAGGTTTTCTAAACCTTGTTGGTTCTTAGCAAGAAGGACTATATGGAAGTAGTTAACATCAAGTGGACCTACCCTTTCGGACTTATCCCTTTTATCATGTCTATCTAATGCCAAATAGCCTTCTATGCCAAGAATTGGTTTGATGCCCTTTGCTTTTGCAATACGGTGCAGTTCCCTATGCCCAGATAAAGTTCCGTGGTCAGTAATGGCAATTGCTGTCATTCCTAACTCAACTGCACGGTCAATGTATTCTTCTGGAGTAGCAACACCATCCATCAAGGAGTAGTGTGTATGGACATGCAAACCTACGTAATTCACCTAGAGTATTACCAGTCCATGTTTGTGGAAGCAGTACCTGGTGTATCAAAGCCTAGATAAAAGGCTTCTTGATCAGCATAAGGAATCTTGTTGAGCGCCTTCTCTAGTGGAAAAGGTTCTATTTCTGCCCACGCAAATGGTTCCTTATCTGGACCACCTGGAATAAGTGTGTATGATGTTTCAGTTCCCTGACCATTACGCTTCACCTTCCAAGTAAGATTTGAAATACTGCCTGTCTCCAGTGCGTATTCACGAATAGTGTTAAATGCAGATTGCTTGCTAACACCCATTGACCAAATAGCCACGTATGGTGCTTCAATGCCATCATCTACAAGTACGTTACAATAGAAGCGAAGACGTGCTCTCCAGCCTGCCTTCATGTCCTTGCGGTGCATCTCTTCTGCCCAGTCACGACCTTCTGTGTCCATTGTGTCTACAGCCTTACGCTTGTAATCCTTTGGATTTGTGTGTTCTGAAACAACGAGTGCGAGACCACGAGCCTCATTATAGTTTGCTGAGTCTTCATCAAGTTCTTCAATGAAACGGATCTTTACTGATTGTCCATCAGCCAACTTGAGCCAACGAACTTTTGTTCCTGTGCCTTCATACTTGGGCTTGTCTACCAATGCGTTGATATTTTTTAGTCCCTTTACAATAGCCATTTTATTTTCTCCTATATGTTTGTTATGTTTTATTTTAGCATGGAGATGATTGAATTGTCAAATTGGAACTCCAACTTTTTAATTGCCTCATCATCCATATCGCCTATGTCTTTGTATTTTTTATCTAACTGTATTACTGTGATAAGGTGACCTAGTTTTTCAACTAGTTTATCTTTCATGATAGATCCAGCCTCATCGTTGTCTGCAACAAGCACAACATTATTGAAGTACTTTGCTAATAGTTTAATCTGCGATGCAGAAACATTAGCCCCCAGTGTTGCAACTGCTGGGAAACCTACTTGATCAAGTCTAATAGCATCAAATGATGATTCAACTACATAGACCGTTGTTGATGTTTTAACTCTGTGCAAGTTAAATAAAATCTTACTCTTTGGTAAACCTGGGGTATTTTTAAAGTCTTTACCCTCAATAGTTCTAGCAACAAAGCCAATACACATTCCATCAGGAGTTGCCATAGGTATTGTTACTGAATCTTGCTTTTCTGAAAACCCTAGATTAAATTTTATCACAGAATCTTTAGTAATGCTGCGACCTTCAAAATATCTCATTGCTCTTGGTGATTCAGTGGCTTGGTTATTAAGTCTTTTAATCAACAGTTCATCATACTGAACAAAGTCTGCAGGAGCGTATAGCGCTTTATCAATTACGGAAGAAAGGTTTGACTCTTGCTCTTTGCTCTTAATATATCGTGCAGCCTCAAAATATGTTCTATTTGACATAAACATAATTAACTCAGTTAGATTCTTTGTTACTTGACAGCCAAAACAAAAGAACAATCCAGACTCTTTAGATACTTCTGCAGCAGGTGTTCTGTTGTTGTTGTGATAGGGACAAAAGATAATAAAGTCAGAACCAAACTCTGCCTCAATATCAATTCCTGCTCCATTGAGAACACGACGAATCTGATCCTCTGTATAGATATCGTTACTTGCCATCTTCAAAATCCTTATAGCGGTAGTAGCCCTTATCAAAATCACATTGAACCAGGAAGTCTCCCATAAAACCATTACGGTTCTTTCTAAATGCACACTCAATAATGTCACTATTACTTGCACGGCCAAGGGCTAATACCCAGTCAGCATCGTAGGCAATCTGTCTTGACCACGCAGTTTGTGCAAGGGTAGGAACTGTAGAAAGATCCTTAACGTCATCTGGGGTAGCAGAAGATATAGCAATGATAGGGACTTCTTCACTAATAGCCATTAGTTTAAGTTCTCGTGAAAGGTTCTTCATCTTTACCGTTTCATTATCAGCCTTTTGATTTGGATTCATCAACTGAAGATAATCTACTACAACAAAGTCTGGTTTGTACTGGTCTAACTTTCCACGGATAACTGAAGGAGTTACTTCTCCACCAGAGTCATTAGAGATAATATGAAAAGGCGGACGGCCTTCAATCTTGTCTGCATGCCATTTCTTCATCATGTCAAGTTCAACTTCACCATTTGAAAGTTTACGGTGTGACCAAAGTCCTTCTCCCATAATAGTAAATGCACGGTTACGGACTTCTGTTTCACTCATCTCAAGAGAGATGATAAGGGGTGTCCTACCCTGTTTCCAGGCCTGTACAGCAAAGTATAGAGCCATCCATGACTTTCCTATACCTGGGTATGCTAGAAAGACTCCTAACTGCCCTGGCATAATTCCAGAAGGAAGATAGTTATCAAACCCTGGCAAACCTGTTTTAATTCCTCTATGACCTAGAGCCTGTTGCTCTTTAACATTTTCAAAATATGCAATAGCAGAGTCAATATCTGTTGCATCAATATCACGAATTGCTGAAGTATTCTTCTTTAACTGTGAAGTCTTTGTAATCAGTTCTTCAAGGGCTACTGAGCCTTGTCCATTTTGAACTTCACCTGCTGCGGATCGTAGGATATCTTTAAGACTATCGTTTAAGTATTCTGTCTGAAGTTCTTCAAGGTGATGCTTAGTTGCACCGATTCCTTGTACTGGTTGAAAGTCTCTAAACTTTTCTACAACCAAAGATGTTGGTGGGACTGTTCCATTGTTTTCAGCGTATAGTCTAATAAAATTCCATACGTCATTATGAGTGCGAAGTAATGTTTCTACGTTTGCCTGTAGCAAAACATGCAGTTGTTTATCTGCTAGGACTGCTGAGATTACTTTTGCTTCTGTATTATTCACTCAGCCACTCCTTTGCTTTTTTTCTTAGTTCTGCTCTTTGTTTAATATCTTCTTGGACTTCTAGTTTACCATTAAGAATCTTTTCTGCATTGTAAGCAAAGTAATTCCATGTAGGATCTTGTGCAACACTAAAATAATATTCTAATAAATCATAGCATTGAGAAATACCATATGATTCTACGAGAGCATCTGCTGCCCATTGTTCAACATTTAAGTTCATATTAGACTTACGCTCAAAGCGCTGTGTATAAAATTTGTTGAATCTACTGAGCAAAGCCATGCGGTCTTTGCGGTCAGCCATTATCCTTCGGAAGCCTCTTCTTGTGCTTCCTTAATCTTCTCTGTAAGTTTATCTTCTACAAACTTATAGACACGATCAAAAGCCTGCTCTGTTGTTTCACCATCACGCTTGCTGTCAATAACGCCAAGGTCAAGTCTTAGTGACTGGAAATTTCCCAGGTTAAGAGTATATCCAAGTGTTACGTTTACCTTTGTTGAATCGTTTTCCATTACCCACCCATTCCTATTTTAAATGCTCTCTGACCAAGTTGGAATAAATCTTCCATCTTCTGTCTTCGTATATGTAAGAATACCATCTCCCATACGCCTTGTCAATTCTTGCGTAGTAGGAGTCATATTATTTGTTATTAATTTGTCTTTTCTTGGTTGACCAATATGTATACTTGCAAGTATAGCACGTATCTCTTTTACTTGTGATTCTGAATAGTATGCTCTTACTTGCCATCCTGGTTCCCCGCCTTTTCTTGAACCTGTTGGTCCAGGAATAGTTCCTGCTTTAATTAATCTTGGCATATACTTTCTGTGTCTATTGACAAGAATAGCAGTTTCTGTTATAGTGTATGCTCTTTCACGGTTACGCCTAAAGTCAGTACGCAAACAAGTTTCAAGTCTATCTTTTGTAATATTATAAAAAGAAGTCATTCCTGTTGATCTAGAATTATGATGCATTCTAACAAGGTCACCATTTAAAAACCATATTTTTTGGTTTCCTTTTATTACAGTGGACTGATTGTATTCTTCGCTCTGTATTTTTCGTTTAGCAGTAGCCATCTGCCCTCCCTACTTTCTTGCGGGGGATGATAAAACTTTCTTTCACCACAGCGCACACAGTAGGTCTCAATATGCATTTGAGAAGTATATTGTCTGTCAACAAAAATCCTACCAGTGCATCGTTTGCAAGTTAACATCTATTTAAAGTCTCTGATTACTTCTTCTTAATTGTTTCAGAGTATTCTTCTATTGCTTTTTCTTTGTCTTCTTTTTCTTGCGACAGTTGTGTTAGGTCTGCTCTAAGAACAGCAATCTGTGTTTCATAGTTTGAAACAAGTTCCCCAATGCGTTGCTGCAGGGCAGTAATTACCAATTCTGCTCTCTCCATTATTTTCCCCTTATATAGTTAAAGATACAACTTCTGCATTTAATGCAGTCTGTTGTGCCACGATTGAATCAATCTGTGCCTGAGTATCCGCAATAGACTCTTGCTTTGGATTGCTTCCAGATGTTAATTCTAGCATGCTAACCTGAAGGTTATACTTGCTGTATTCCAAATTCTTTAGGTGTTGATCTATAATTGAGATTTTTTCTGCATTTGTTAATTCGTATGTCATAGTTCCTCCTTGTTAATTATAGCATATGCTTAGTCAAAGCGCATACCTTGTCTATACCCTTTTTTATAATGAGACATGGGAACAGACTCTTTTTCTTGAATAAGTTCTACCTTTTTATTAAAAAACCCTTGATCATCATTAATAGTATGATTCCAATCTTCACGTTTTATTGGAATGATTGAAAGAAGTGGAGTTCCAGCCTTGATTAATCCCTCAAAGTTATCTTTGATATGAAAACTAACATTTCCTGGAAGAGGATAAACATCATAGTCGGCAAGTCCAGATACTGTTGTAAATGGCAAATCATATCTATTTATTGGGTGTGTTATTAGTGCTGACCAACCTTCTGGCATTTGAATACCCCAATGCATTTGCCAACCAAAATGCGCCTGGTAGTGTCCATGTGGAACTGGCATCTCTTTAAGAACTCTGTCTCCTGCTGGTTCCATCGGAGAATCCCAAGATAGTTTAGGAAACTTATTCTCATCTAGCGTTACAATAATGTCTGTGTGTAGTAGGTAGTGGTACCCACATGTTATGGCATCATAATATGGCATGCAATGCTTCATGCTTAAAAAAACATTTGACCTGCTTGCAGTACCATCTTTAAATTTTTCATAATCGTTTTCTCCGTGAAACCTTGGCATATCTTTCCAATAGTCTGGCAAATTATCTTTTGCAGGTGCTGGAGAAAGAGATGACTCTTTTGCACCTTGTCCCCAAGGATAAAACTGAATTACATTACTCACTTAAACTTCTTTCTAAATCATATAACATTCTGCCTGCTGGATATTTATTGCCAGTCTCTTCTACTGCTTTATACATATCTGAGTAAAACTTATTATAGTCTAGTCCAGATGCTTTTTCATATTCACGAATTAACTCTATTGTTGGTGATCCATACTCTCCAAGTACTTCTCCAGTTAAAATCTGTTTGTTTCTTAATGTGCCTGATACAACCTTGTCCCTAAAAGAAATACCAGCCTCATCTGTCTCAAGATAAGTTTTTTTCCATGAGTTGGGAACATCTCTGCCCATTGAGTTAACATCTCTTGTCCAAAGAACATGATCTTTAATGTTAAAAATTCTATATCCTCTTGTCCATGCTAATAATGCTATTGCATTTTCTTCGTGGTAAGCAAGCATTGGATCATACTTAACATCATTAACAAAAGAACCAGATGTAAATAAAAAATGTCCAGATATTAAGTACTGTTCTTCATACCCTAATTCATTGTAGTTTGCGCTCTTTGCTCCAGGAGAATCTAGTGCCTCAATTCCGTAAGCAAAAGTTTTATACTTATCTGGATCTTCCATGCCTAAAGCCTCTGGATGGCCTTTAGAGACAAGAGTCCAAGAGGGGTAATCTGCTTCCCAATTGGTGTCCTTAACCATCGTCATCTTCTCTCCAGTGTCTTTATCCCTATAGTAGTATGGGACGTATGAAGATATGATTGGCTTTTCATATATTGTTTTTAATTTAACGTAATTTTCTTTTAGTATTTTATCCCAACTTTTTTTAAATACGGTGTGTGCATCAATTTGTAAATAATATTCTTCATCTTTATAGAATGTTGATGCTAGCATTCTGCTCATGCCAACTCCAAGTCCAACCTTTTCACTTACATTAACAAAGTTTATATTTTTGTATTTTCTTAGATCTGGAAAGTTTTTATTTGGATAGTGTAAAACAACACCAATATAAATGTTATCAGGGTTTTCTGCTTTATCAAAAGCGGTTTCTACTGTATCAATAATATCTTCTTCATTATATGCCGCTATGCCAATAAAGATTGATTCTTGTTTCATTTATTACCATTTTCCAATAGGGCATTTTGCAGACTCAAGAGTTGTTTTAAGGACCATAAAACATCCACACTGCTTGCATTGTTTTGTAAGATGTATGAGTTCTGGACAAGATAAACATGTTTCATATCTAGCATTTTTTACTTCCTCTGATGCTTTTTCTATATCATCTTTAAACATATCAAAAACAGTTACACCATTTTTTTCTTTATATTCTTCCCACCTATTTTTTGTCATTTTTTACATTGACACAAATCTGTTACGCATTCACCATTAACATGAGAGGCAAATGGATCCCAAACATCAGGTAAACTATTTAATGATTCGTCAAGGGTTAAAAAGTCATTGTCAATAAACTTTGCTGGGATTGTAACCATATGCCCTCTTTTATGACTAAGAAGATTAATAATTTTTGGATTACTTAAAAGAATGCTTCCAAAATATTCCGTTGTTTGTAAATCATTAATTAATTCATTATTCTTGTTAAAGCGAATAGTAAGTCCATCGTGGTCTGGGTAATCTGAAGATATATCAATAACCTCATCATGATCTAAAAACATTAATGCTGTTTCTCTATTTAGGGCAATAGCGTATAAAACATCTTCACCAATTACCCAAGATAATGCTGCTCCATCTCCACGCTCTTCTTGTGGAAGATGTGATCTTTCTTGATGTAATGCTTTAATTTGGCCTGACAAAATTTGATCAGTTAACATGATACCCCCATTAATATAATTTTACCATAAACGCTTACTGAATGCAAGCAGCACCTGAGAATGCACTAGCACAATCTGCGCCTATAGTACAGCCAGTGCGCTCTGAGTTAAACGTTGTACAGAGTTTTCCTGGTATTCCTGAAGGTGCATAATATGCTGGTGGTGCATAGTAAACAGGTGGTGCATAATATACTGGTGGTGCGTAATAAACTGGAGGAGCGTAGTAAACTGGAGGAGCGTAGTAAACTGGAGGAGCGTAATATGCAGGTGGAGCATAATAAACGGGAGTAACAAAAGAAGTAACAGTATTAGAAGACACCTGTTGAGATGTTCCATAAATGTTTGTGGCAGTTGCATATGCAATAAAAATATATGGGGGTGGAGATGCGTCACCTGTTGTTATAGTGTAAGAAACTGTATTAGAACTTGTTGGGCTATTTATTGCTTTTAGTACATTATAATTTCCCATTGTAGTTCCCGCATAAATAGCAACACTATATGTTGTAGGTGATCCAGACCATCCAGACGTGGTTGCTGTCAGTGAAGTCCCTGAACCACCACTTCCAGTTAAGGAAACAGAACCGCCCATAGGAAGAGACACATCTACATAAAATTCATAAGAAGGGGTATATGACGTAGTAGAAAAACCATAGGAATTAGATGCTGTTATTGTTACAGCCCATGTTGTATTTGCGGTAACTCCTCCTGGAGTAAAAGAATCACTTGATGAAGATGTTGTGTGAGTTACTGTCGGCTGATTAACAATATCTACTCTTTGCCAAACATATTTATAGCCTGTTGGTGAATTTCCCCAAGATCCAGCATTTACACTTAAAGTTCCTCCAGAGTTTGTTATAGTTGGATTACTTCCTGTTGTATATGGAATAACTGAGCCTACTGGAATAATGTCTACATTGCTAAATTGGTATGTTACAGTAGGAGTGGTTTGTGATGGTATTGTTGCTGATCCAGTAAATGCTGTTCCAGAATAGCCACTAGCAGTGTTATATGGGGTAATTGTTACACTGATTGAATCCCCTGAATTTCCAGAGCCTAAAGATATAGAATTGCCAGTTGAAGTTGTGCTTTGTGTAGCGCCTCCATTAATAGAGTAAGTAATGTTATAGCGGTTTGCGTATGCTGATGTATTCCATCCAGCAGAAAATGATCCACCAGTTCCAGCAGTTCCATATGCAGTAAGGCTTGCATTTACAGTGGTTTGAACTGATACATTTTTTGTTGGGCTTACTGACCCTGCACTAGTATATGTTTGGGGAGATGTTGGAGAAGTGTCCGATGGTGTCCAAGA